AAATAATGTTTGGCACTTTATACCGGTACGGTATATATTGAACTGGCAATAGGGCCAATGACCGGGCGGTAGCCCAAGGAGACGATATGGGATTTTTTGCACAGCACGGGAAGTTCTCGGAAGGTGGCGGCAAGAAGTACAGTGTAGCCGAGCAGGGTATCTACATCTGTGCTTTGATCGATTGTGAAGCGGTACAAGGTAAGAGTTTTGATGACCCTAACGTACTGGAACCCAACTTTAAGTGGGTGTTCGAATCGACCGAGGTTGGTGACGATGATGGCCAGCCTTTCCGCTTCATGGCATACACCAAGACCTACTACGGCAACGAAAAAGCCAAACTGACAATCTTGCTCGATGGCATGGTTGGACGCATGACCAACCAACAATTTGCCGAGCTTGACATCGAAGCGCTCAAAGCCAAGTCATGGCAAGTGGTGGTAGGCACCAGACAGAAAATGAATGGTGAGATGACCAACGTTATTGAGACCGTGAAGCCGGTAAAGGTTGCAGCTACAAAGCCATTACGAAAAGCCGTACCGGTTGATGACATTGTAGATCCGTTTGAAGGCGAGTAAATACGGGTAACTTGTAATCGGGAGGGGCTAGAATCCCTCCCAACTTTGGGAGATAAACAATGACAGTAACAGAAAAGACTTTAGCCGAAGTCATTACAGACTTGGCACAGCAGACCATCAACCGTGGTGAAGCGTTCAATGTGATCGATTGCCCACTGCAGATTCAGATTAGCTCCGACCATTCAGAAATCCACATGACCAAGGGTGACCTGCACCTTATGGTTGCGATGTCGGGTGATGACACCGGCATCTTTGACTGCAACTCTTGGTTTGGTGAATGCATCCAGAATCCTTACTGGGTAAACGACTTGAAGGTAGCTGATGTCATCGCTGACATCTGGGCTGTGTCCTACAACATCGACCGGATGATGCATAAGCAAACCGAAGATGTAGCCGTATGACCGGTCATTACCGGACTACAAAGATTCAGGCCCTCAGCGTCATCGACGACTGGGGGCTAGACTTTGCAGCTGGGAACGTTGTCAAGTACCTACAGCGGGTCCCGCACAAAGGTAGCCCTACCGATGACAGCATCAAGGCGCTCTGGTATATGGCTTATGCCGCTACTAAGGACGTGGCCTTTGCTGATCGTGTAGCCAAGGAAGCCGAGGAGATAAATAATGGCAGGTAGACCAAACGAATCGGTTGTAACGAACCGTGCAAAGCGTGAGCATCTTTTAGACCGTTACGAAACACTCGTAGCTGAAGGCATGAGGTGCCATGAAGCGGCAAGGGCTGTAGGCTTCCAGCACACCACCGTCAATCGGTGGATCAAGGAACGGACTGAAGAACAACTGAAGAGCATTGAAGCCCAGCGGATGAACCTAAGCGGCGGTGGCTTTCCTTCCGCATTAGAACGCTTGCGGGCTGGCATGACGGTACGCCGACACGCTGCCGCTTGGTTCCTTCAGTTGGTTGATGGCAAGATATGCCTGTACCTCATCGATGGCGCTGGTAACCGGCACTACAGCCGGGTAGCGTCATTCGGATCTGCTGATGTCTTGGCGTTCGATTGGGAGATATATAACGGATGACAAAACTTATATGGATAACACCTGAAGCCGAGCAGGTCATCGGATACTGCGCAAGGGTCAGCAACCCTGCAAACCAAGATAACCCAGACGTGTCAGGGCTACTAAAGTACTGCATCAAACACGGCCACTGGTCAATCTTTGAAATGGCTAGTATGTGCGTGGAAATCAAAACCACTCGTGCTATTGCACCTCAGATTCTGCGGCATCGTTCTTTTTCTTTCCAAGAGTTCAGCCAACGGTACGCAGAGGTTCACGACTTCCCCATACTGGGGCAGATGCGGCTTGCTGGTACAACTAACCGGCAAAGCTCACAACCGATGCCAGAACGGAAAGAGTTGGATGCCGAGATGCAGGGAGTCATCTTAGATGCCGAACTGGCTGTATCCCGCAGTTACTGGACATATAACAAACTTATCAAGGCCGGTATCGCTGCGGAGACTGCAAGGATGGTTCTACCGCTTTGCACTCCGACCACGATGTATATGAGCGGTAGCATTCGGTCTTGGATTCACTACGTGCAGCTACGAACGCAGGAAGATACCCAACTAGAGCATAGGGAGATAGCAGACAGCATCAAGGCTTTGATGGCCCAACACCTGCCGATCACAATGGGAGTAATAAAATGAGATTCGGGGAAGTGATACAAGCCTTGATGGCTGGTGGCGGTAACGCCGTATGGCGCGGTGAGTGGGGTGGCTCGGTATTCCTGCGCTACTCGGAACTATGGAACGCCTTTGAAGTCCATACAACCGGGGAAGCCGTACGGCAGATGGACGAGCTGACATTGTCACCCGGTGATTTGTTTGCTACCGACTGGGCAGTAGTTGTACTTGATCCACGAACCGGAGAGGTTGCCAAGTGACCGGTATAGAAGCATTGATAATGAACAAAGCCGGATGGACTATTGCTTGTGAAAAATGGAAGGCTCAAAACGTCACGATAGAAGATGGTTACGATCCGGATAAAGAACATTACGATTTTTGGATTGAAGGTGGAGGATCATTAGCAAACAGTCCGTATCAGGGAAACACTGAATATGATGTTACGTGGTTATTTTTGCAAGACATCCTTACAAAAGAATGGGCATTAGTCAAATGATTCCTTTTGCTATTGGTGCTTTGGTGGGGGCTGGATGCATTGCCCTATACAACGAACTCTATACACGCTGGTTGTATGCTGATGTCAAGAAACGGGCTAAAGCTCAGGGTATGAGTAAGGATAAATTGCGGGCTGCTATGCTCTGGGCTACCAGCGCGGAAATCAGGAAGAATCTAGATGAGTAGAGTAATCAACAAGGAGATTGAGCAGGTCGCTATTGACCTGCTCAAGCATCACCCACGCAACGCCAACAACGGCGATGTTGAAGCCATCAAGAAGAGCCTAGCAGTCAATGGCTGGTACGGGTCTGTGGTTGTCAACACGGGTACTAAGCACATCCTAGCGGGAAATCATCGGGTCATGGCTGCCAAGGCGCTAGGCTGGGAAACCGTACCTGTTCAATGGGTTGACGTTACGCCAGAAGAAGAGCTGCGTATTCTTGTAGTAGACAACCGGACTACCCGTATCGGGCAAGATGACACAACCAAGATTACCGACATCCTCGCAGAGCTTGCGAATACGCCTATCGGTTTGGATGGTACAGGGTATGGTGCTGCCGACCTTGATGCTTTGATTGATGAACTGGCGGGTATGACTGAGCCTGCTGAGTTGCTAACCGATCCAGACGAAGTGCCGGAGGAAGTCGAGACACGATGCAAGCCGGGAGACCTTTGGATTCTTGGTAGGCATCGATTGCTTTGCGGTGACAGCACAAAGGCTGATGATGTGGCAAGGCTGATGGATGGTGGTATTGCACAACTAATACACGCCGACCCGCCATATGGCATGGGTAAAGAAAACGAAGGCGTGGAGAATGACAACCTATACGCCGATAAACTTGACTCATTCCAGATGGATTGGTGGCGAGCGTTCCGCAAAGCACTAACCGACAACGGAAGCGTTTACATTTGGGGTAACGCTGAAGACCTATGGCGATTATGGTATGTCAGTGGATTAAAAGATATCGAGCGTTTGACTATGCGTAATGAGATTGTTTGGTGGAAGGGCGATGCTAAAACAGGGAAAATCGTTGGCTTAGGGCAATCATCAGGGGTTTTACGTTCATTTTGTCAGTTATCTGAGCGGTGCTTATTCTTCATGATTGGTGAGCAAGGATTCAACAATAACTCAGATAACTACTGGGAAGGTTGGGAGCCTATCCGGCAATACTTATGCACCGAGTGGGACAAAGTAAGCCCAAAGAAAGACTGGGATAAACATCTCGGCAACTTCATGGGAAAGCACTACTTCACAAAGTCGCAATGGTGTTTACCAACAGAAGCCGAATACAAGAAATTGCAAGGGTTAGCAACTGACGCATTCAAGCGGGAGCATGATGAACTCAAGCGGGAGCATGATGAACTCAAGCGGGAGTTTTACGCAACCCGTGCATACTTTGACAATACACACGACAACATGACGGATGTTTGGGACTATCCTCGTGTTATTGGTGAAGAGCGGTTAGGACACGCAACACCTAAACCGGTGGCTATGATTGAACGATGTATACGATCAAGCTCAGAAGAGAACGCTATCGTAATTGAACCGTTCTTAGGCTCTGGTACTACATTGATTGCAGCCGAGAAAACTAATCGCAAATGCTACGGTATGGAAATAAGCCCTAAGTATTGCGATGTCATTATTCAGCGATGGGAAAACGCGACAGGGCAGAAGGCGGTGCTAGATGAAGGGTAAGCCATACAAGTACAACGAAGACGTAGTACAGCGCATCACACAGGCACTGAGGGCAGGTAATACCCGCCGGGCATCTTGCGCCTATGCTGGTATTTCTGAAGATACCTTTGCAATCTGGCTCAAGGGCATTTCGGAGTTCTCGGATTCTATTAAAAAGGCAGAGGGTGATGCCGAAGTTCGCAACGTTGCTATTATTCAAAAAGCAGCTGACACGACTTGGCAAGCTGCCGCATGGTGGCTTGAACGCAAGCACAAGGCCGACTGGTCATCAAGGATAGAACAGACCGGCGCTGACGGCTCACCGGTGAAGGTCATCGTAGAATATTCGGACAAACCGATTGCCTGATATCCGGCTGGTCTTACCAAGACCGCATGAAGCCCAGCAGGTTATCTTGCGGGAAGCCAAGCGGTACAACGTGCTTGCCTGCGGGAGACGCTTTGGAAAGAC